AGCGATTCATGGCGATGTGTGCCAACAACCCAGGCAAGGCTCGCGGCAAGTGCCCGAGCAAGAAGGTTGCTGAGGAGTTCAGCCGTCGATGAGTCAGGGCACCGGAGGAGCCAAGTCTGGAGGATCACCTCCCAACCCGAGAGGTGGATTCGCTGGTGGCGCCTTCGGGCGAGGGATGGGGACGGTCACTCAGCGACCGGGATCGGAACCGGTCTACCGACCCTACGAACTGACAGAGGATGCCCTTCAGGACGGGACTGACCCGGCGAAGAAGGCCCGCCTCTACGAAGAGTCAGTGGGCTACCCGAACTTGGCAAGCAACAAGTTCGTGGTGGAGAACGCCAAGCAGGCAGTCATCTCGGGACTCAAGGACGTGTTCAACGTCATGGAGTTCTTGAGGAACAAGTGGCTGGTCCTCTACCGCCTCTACCGAGGCGAATCCCTGGACATCTACTCCTACGGGCGCACGCGACTCCACTCTCCAGAGCCCTACAAGATCGTGGAGACGATGCACCCTCGCATCGTCCGCGCTCTCTTCGGGAACGAGCGATGGTTCAAGTTCTACGGAGAGCAGGAGGAGCACGACGACAACGCGAGGCTGCAAGAAGCGTTGTGCAGGCAGCAGCTACGTGACTGTCGATACGTAGACAAGGCCACCCGGTTCATCCGCGATGGGCTCATCTACGGAACAGCGATCCAGAAGTGCTACTGGTATCAGGAGATCGGGGACATGCGCTACCGGACTGGCAAGCGCGTGCCCAACCCAGACTTCCCAGGGACTACCAAGATCGAGCTAGGCGAGGTCGATCGGACCGAATTGGTCTTCGATGGCAACACCACTGAGAACGTCTCGATCTTCGACTTCCTGACTTCTCCCAACGCCAGCAGCGTCGAAGACGCCGAGTGGTGTGCTGACCGGAGCGCTTGGCCTGACTACAAGGTCAAGATGATGGGAGAGCTTGGTCACTGGAAGGGTCTCGCAGCCTTGAAGGACCATCCAGGGAGCAACGACACGAGCTTTGGTGACGAGTTCAAGGAGCGGAAGAGCTACGCCTACGGGGTCTTCGACCCGCGAGAGGCTAGCTGGGCTCCTCACGTTCCACACTACGAGGTCATCGACTGGTGGGGACCCCTGGTCGTCCAGGATAAGAGCGGGAACCTCGTCACGAAGATGTGCAACGTCGTGATGATCGAGCCGGACTCTCTCCAGCTCGTTGTCCGCGTGACGGAGAATCCGTTCTGGCACAAGAAGAAGCCGTATCAGGCATGGCGACCAGTGAGCCTGGAAGACGAGTTCTTCGGGATCGGAGCGTTGGAGATGATCGCCCGGCTGAGCATGGAGAAGGACATGAAGCGGAACCTGCTCATGGCCTCCTCTCAGCTCGAAGGCAACCCGATGTTCGTTGTCTCCGACGATGCGAACATCCCCGACGGCCAGCTCCTCATTCAGCCGGGTGGCACCGTCCGGGTTCCAGGTGACCCGTCCAAGGCGATCGTTCCTCTGCATATCCCGCAAGTCAGCGACTCGGCGTTGAAGGCCGAGAACGTGCTGACCACCGACATCCGAGAGACGGCCGGGACCACATCCCCCAGCATGGGGGCGAAGGATCCGTTCGGCGGAGGCAAGACCGCGACTCAGCACATGAGCGAGGTCGATGAGGCAAACCTTCGTCTCTACCCGATGATCGTGAACTTCGAGGAGGAGGTCCTGAAGCCGATGCTCCTCCAGATGACCTGGAACAACCAGCAGTTCCAGTCATACCCGAGAGTCATCCGCGAGGTCGGTGCGCTGGGGATGCGCTTCCATGATCGGTATGAGATCCGCCCTCAGGACCTCATCGGTAGGTTCCTGGTTCAGGCTCTGGCCAGCCACAAGCTGACCACCAAGCAGACCATCGTCCAGCAGTTGGTGAACGTCCTCGATCGGGCGCCGATCATCAACCAGATGTATGGTCCCAAGGCCGTGAAGATGCCTCAGCTTCTGGCGATGATCCTGGAGCAGGGCTTCGACATCCGCAACGTAGATGACTTCGTCACGGTAGAGGAGTCGGCCGAGTTGCTCACTCCAAGCCAGGAACATCAGCTCTGGTATCACGGGAACGTGCCTCAGAGGAAGCCGGACGACAACGACATGCGTCACTGGCTCGCCCACAACGAGGAGTTCTCTACGCCTCAGTTCCAGGAGCTGGAGAAGCAGAGCCCAGCCACAGCGGCTCGCGCGCGAGGCCATGCGATGGTTCACGCGCAGAAGATCGAACTCTTGCAGCTCCGGCAGGAGGACATGATGCAGCAGTTCGCTCAGCTCGGAGCGCAGCAGGGTCTACTCAACGGAGGTGGACCCGGTGGGAATGGTTCGCCGATGCCTGGAGCCGGAGGCCCTGGTCAGCAGCCGACTTCCCCGAAGGTTCGACGGAACGAGCAGGAGCGAGGTGAGGGTGGCAAGCAGAACGGTCCGCAGTCAGAGGCCGGTCGCAGATCACCCAACCTCGGGGCACAGTGAAGTTCACAAACACAGAGTTATGGGATGTCCGCGACATCGAGCGTCGCGAGGAGATGCAGCTCCGGAACGACATCGCGACTATCGACCGCGAGTTGTTCTTGGCCAGAAAGTCGATCTCGCTACAGAGCGCAGCGGGGTTCAAGGAGTTCTTGGATGGCATCCAGAAACTCCGCGAAGTGACCGTCAGAAAGATGGTTGGATGCACTGAGGGGAACGACCAGCTCCGGATCCTTCAGGGCAAAGCTCAGGCTCTCCAAGACATCCTGTCCCTCCTGGAGAAGTCTGAGATGGCGGCCGAGCGCCTTGCGGCGCTTCAGGCTACGTTGCAGAATGACTTGGCCCTCGCACTGGAGCGACGGCCTATCGCGCGATCGAAAGAGAGGTAAACATGGCGAAGTGTTGCGAAGGAGCCGGAGCGGCGATGCCGAAGACCGGCAAGCAGCGTGAGGTCCTCGACCGGCACGCGGGCATGAATGCGACGTCGGGAGCCATCGGCTCCAAGACGCGCTCGCGCTACCCGGCGTCGAGCACGAACAACAAGTGGATGGCCGCTCCGACTGGCTACGGCCAGAACGAGAACATCCATGGCTACAGCCCCGGCGGCGGCGGCTGCGGGGCCAAGTGACTGCTCCCTGCTCGGGTAGAGCTGGCTGACGGACTACCGTCACCATTCCACGTATCGGGTGTCGTGACCCGGGCACTGAAGTTGGCGGGAGTCGTGCTCCGCCGGAGATGTGTGATATGGCTGAACGAGGAGAACAACCCGAGAGCCAATTCAACGCGCGCGCCGACAATGCGGCTCTGCGGCTGAGGCAAGGTCTCATGCAGCAGGGGCGTCAGATGCCAGAACGTGCATCTGTCGAAGTCGGTCCCGACGGGAAGCCTCCGGCACCGCCTCCACCTGAGGGTAGCTACGCACGCATGGCCCAGGACCGAATGAGGTCTGACGACCGGCAGCAGCAGGTCACCATGCCAGCAGATGAGCGACCCTTGCGGGTGGAAGAGGTTGCGTTAGCGCAACCAGAGCCTCCGGCTCCGCCTCCCCAAGCACCGCCTACGCAAGAACGGCAACCAGAACAGCTTTCAGACAACGCGAATCGCCGGATCAAGGACCTCGTAGACGAGATCCGAAGGAAGGACCAGGAGTATCAGCAGGCCGTGGCTCAAGCCAAGCAGCGTGATGACGCTCTGGCGGAGCTTCAGTCCAAGCTGAACGCTATCCAGACTCAGTATGAGCAGATGGTTCAGTCGAACCTGGAGAACCTGGATCCTGAGACTCGGATGGCAGTCATGCAGGATGCGCGTCTGAGTCAAGCCCTCGACAACATGGAGCGGAGGATCATGAAGACGATCATGCCGAAGCTCCAGCAGTTCGAGAAGCGAGACCAGAGGAGCGAGATGGAACGGCTCGCCTCGAAGTATCCGCGCTTCGACATAGAGGTCCACGGTCCACTCATCGACATGTTCAGGGGTAAGAACCCTTCATGCACGATCGAGCAAGCGTTCAAAGCGGTGGCGTCAGACGAAGAGCTGTATCAGGAAGCCTCGGCAAGCGCAGCGGTAGTTCCGCCCGTCATCCCTCCAGGGAACGGTCGCTCCGCCCAGCCGCGCTACATGCCTACCCAGGAAGAGACATCCAACCCGGAGGAAGAGCTAGTTGAGGAGGCCCAGCGACTCAAGAAGCTGGCCACTCAAGTAGACCCTTCAGACAGAAGGAATCTCGACCGTCAGTGGCATGAGCACCTGAAGAAGCGACTGAATCTCTGAGGGCGGTCGGAGCTGCCTCTGACCCCTTTCCAGAGGTAGCTTGCCAGATGCCTTTCGTAGCCAGCTTGGGAGTGCTGAACTCCTTCGATGTCGGCACGGGTAACCGAGAAGACCTGCTCGACATCATCACGAACATCTCGCCGATGGACACGCTCATGCTGTCCTCGTTCGAGAAGGTTCCCGCCAACAACATCAGCCACGAGTGGCTGGTGGACATCCTCGCCGCCTTCGGCGATCCAGCCGTAGGCAACGCAGACGTTCAGGCGACACCTGAAGGCTCGGACGCGACGTTCGATCCTCTCGTGCCGCGCAAGCGTCTCTGCAACCTGACGCACATCATCCGTCGGACGTTCGACGTCTCGGATACGCAGCGGGACATCAACACCGCTGGCATCCGCGACGAATACGTCTACCAGCTCCGGAAGGCGACCATGGAGCTTGCCCGGTTCATCGAGTTCGCCCTCGTGCACTCGATCCGGCAGACTCAGGCCGCCCAAGGCAACAGCGGTGGCGTGCTCCCGCGCAAGATGGACGGCTTCTACTCGTTCGCAGCAGCGAGTGACCCGACTTGCGCGACGACCCTCGGTCTCGGGACCGAGGAGATGGGGACCGTAACCTCGGTCTCCGGTTCATCCCCCGACGACTGCATCGACGAGTGCATCCTCAACGAGCACCTCCAGACGATGTGGAACAAGGGCGCCATGACGGACACTGCATGGGCGAACGCAGCTCAGAAGCGCTCGATGAGCAACCTGACGCTGAACCCCAACAGCAACGTCCGCTACAACATCCCCGTCAACGAGCGGACCGTCATCAACACGGTGGACTTCTACCAGTCCGACTTCGGCACCCTGCGGATCTATCTGCACCGCTACCAGCGGAACGATCGGATCGCATTCGCCGAGGTGAGCAAGCTCCGCGTGGCGGTCCTCCGCCCGGTCCTGGCTGTCGAGCTGGCGAAGCTCGGCTCCTCGACCAAGGGGATGGTCGAGTGGGAAGGCACTCTCGAAGTGCTGGCCCCCAACGCGATCGGCTACATCACCGATCTCTGCACCGGCGTATCGGGTTGCCCGTGAGCCATGGCGAGCCGGACTTGTCCGAGGTGCGGCTCTGAAGTGAACACCGAACGGTCGGCTACACGCCTGACCGTTCGGTGCCTCTCATCCACCTGCAAGTGGCGGATAGTCAAGAACATCATCCCCCTCGGCTACGGTTGAGGCGGCAAGAAGAGAGGTTGCGGTCGCAACGTCAAAGTCATCAGAGGCGGGAGACGATGATCTATAAGTTTGAGTGTGATGGATGCGGGATCGAGCGGGGTGTGGAAGCCCGGCCGTTTCATCCTCCTGAGCGTGTGGTTTGTTCCTGCGGCAAGCCCATGCAGCGCATCTACGGATGTCAGATCGACACCTCTGGATGCAGGGATCACAACGACATTCCGGAGAGCAAGCGTGTCAAGAGGTCATCGAGTCCGAGGGATCCGGGCAAGGAAGAAGTTCGCTTCCACCGGCACATCCAAGAGCGTCGTTCAGCGCTCCGTGGCTCCCAGCGAGGATCGTTCAGGCAGACCCATTCAGTCCCTGCTGACCTCTATTGGGGGAAGATTCGCCAGACTGGCGACCAGAATTACTGGCAGGACCCCAAGAACCTGAACCGTCACCGAGAGACGAGAGTAGACGATGTCTAACTTCCTTCGATATTTCAGACTGTCGAGTCGAAGCAAGAGGGCTTACGCCTTCTTCGACACTTCTCCTTCAGGAGCTATAGACAAGAGTGGGAACTTGTATGTAGTCGGGAACCTGAAGATGACTGGACTCGAAGGATATGGAGTCCAGAAGGGGGGTGATTTCGGATGGAAGGATCTCATCGGATCAATCCAGCCGAAGACTACTCCAGGACCTGGGACACCGGACTTGGTGGCGTTCAGAGGGAACATTTACGCATACCAGTTCTCCGCGAACGACGTCATCGACTTCGTATTCCACATCCCACACGACTACCTTCCAACCAGCGACCTCTTCATTCATGTCCACTGGGGTCACAACGGAACAGCGATCAGTGGAAGTTTCGTGTTCGACTTCTACTCATCCGTAGTCAAGGGCTTCTCCCAGGGCGTGTTTCCAGCAGAGAAGAACCAGACCTTGACTGTCTCTTCATTGGCCATCGCGACCACTCCTCAATACGCACACAGGACTGACGAGATTCAACTGTCTACCCCTGGAGGGTCAGCATCTCTGCTTGACTCCACAGCCATAGAGACTGACAGCCTTCTTCTGGTCAGAGGGAAGATGTCAACGGTCCCGACCATCACTGGAGGGACGTCAAACAAGCCGTTTGTGTTCACGATTGACATTCACTACCAATCGACCGGGGCGGGCTCTACGCCAAACAAAGCTCCAGGTTTCTACGACAAGCCATGACCAGCCGATTCACAGACAAGTTCGATCGTGCTGACGGTTCGATCGGAGACAACTACACGGTCGCGTGTGGTGGCGTCATCATCAGCGATGAGGCGGTCATCCCGATCGACGCTGCGGAGATCCCGTCTGGGGTGAGCCCGCAGTTCCCCTTCCCGTCGGACGTGACGGCCATGAAGACTCAAGTCTTCTACACGGCCGAGGGGATGGGAGGGCCTGACTACGTCGTTCGAGGCACGTTCGCCCATGACGGCGAGCAGCCGAGCGAGATCGACACCTCGCAGATCAACACGGCGCCGAGCTTCACTCTTCTCGCGCGCATGTCGAAGGATCCTCTCATCTACGATCTGAACGCAGATGAGGACCCGAGCTGCTACGACCAGGGCTACGGAGCGCGCGTCACGTTCCCGTGACGGTGCACGTGGCCCTGGGGACCTACGACGAACCTGTAGAGGTGGTGGAGGGGGTCAGCCTGCGTGGTGGATACTCGGCTGACTTCCAGAAGGGGCCGGGCGAGGGCCAGAGCATCATCCTGGGCGGATTCAAGAACGGCCACGGCGTCGGTCTGGTCGCCGAGAACGTGTCGGTGGCCACCGAGGTCCTGGCCTTCACGATCAAGGCCAGGAGCGCGAACGCGGTGGTGGGGAAGAGCTCCTAC